AAAGACAGGTACAGCATATGTAATAGTATTAGGTGTAAAAGTAATCATACTATCACCATCTATGTTTGCTGATTTTAAATCTGATTTTGAAAATAGAAAATCGCCTTGTAATACACCAGAGATACCTAACTTTGATAATTCTTTTAATGCGATTGATAGTTTAGTTGCTAATTCACCTGAGTGATTTTTTCTTATATCTGCGTTTGTGTAATTTACTTTAGGTGTTTTATTGAATACTGCTTTTGTACCGACAAAGAATTTGCCGTTTTCTGGATTGATACCACAGATAATAGCAGGTGCGCCGTCCCACTTAACAGTCATATTAACTTTCTTACTAGATGAACCAGCAAGCATGTTTCTTATTGACTTTAAAAAGTTAACTGCGTTTTTACCACCTTTAGAACCTTTGTTTATTATATCGTCTTCTAAGTGTTCTAAATGTGTATTTCGTTCTTTTGTAATAAATCCTTTAAAACTAAACATTTCTCTCTCATACATTCCATTACTATAATCAATTTTTCCATATAAATCAACTTGTTTATCTGTTATATTTATAACATAAAAAGCTTGGCACCCCACCATTTTCTTGCCATACTTTATGTTTATTTTGAAATTGTACTAATTTTTGTGCGTCTTCTTCAAAGAAAAACTCCGAGACTATTGATTTTGTAGGATATTCTATGACATGCCATACAATACTCTTGCCTTTTTTAACCATCTTTTTTCTGTAAGATAAGTTACGATCAGGTGTATATGGTCTTTGATCGCCTCTATGAAATTTAACTTTTTGTTTCTTTACCATGCCCAACTAATCCAAGAATATCTGGTACCTTTCTTTACTGCGTTTACTTGATGAGGATATAAAAAGTTAGCAGGAAATATTAACATATCGCCTTTCTTTAACTTAATCTCTTCATCTTCAAACATTAAAAACTCACCACCTTCATAGTCATCATTTAAAACACCTAGTATACTTAATATAGGCACACCTTGTCTTTCACCTGTAAATAAAGAGTGTATGTGGTCACAATGAGGTGCCATTAATTTATTTTTAGTATACTTGTTAAATCTAGGTCCTGAGTAACCATTCCATCCTGTAAACCAAGGAGTTTCAATATGATCTATATAACTTTGTAGACCTTTATAAATTTTATTCATTAAGATAGAAGTACCAGGTGTATTTTTCCAACTCATTTCTAACTCTTGGTTGCCTGATACATTAATATGTTGACCTGTTCTAGGATTATAAAAAGTATGTTCTTCAAAATCTTCAGGTTTTAAATTAGATAATATTTGATCCGTAACATCATTTGGTACATAATTATCTAAATGTAATATGTATTGATTTAAAGATTTAATCATAATTTAAAATCACTAAATTTATCGTAACTTTGATCTGGTGTAGGATACTCTTCTTTTGTTTCTTGTTGGTTACTATCAACAATATTTTGAGCATTGTTTTCTACATCATATAGTCTCATCTTAGGTCTATCTACACCTATAATAAATGATCTATTCATAGCAGGATCATTATATCTATTCTTTAATTGTTTAACTTTCATTTGACCTAATGCTTCTAGTTCTTCATTTGACATAAGAGCAAACATAAAATCAGCAGTAGCAGGTAAACCAAAACTCTCAGACGTATCTTCTAAACCAATGTCTGTTGAAACATAACCAGTTCTAGTAGTTTGTGTAGCACTAAAAATAGGCACATCAAACTCAACAGCAAGACCTCTTAGTTCTTCAGCAATTGCTTTAATATAAAAGTAAGATGATATATTACCACCTTTAAATCTACTTGAAGCACAAATATTTAAATAATCAATAAAGATAACTTGTGGTCTAAATGATTTCTTTAACGCAAGTTCATTTAGTAAACTTCTAAAATGACCACTATGAGCAGAAGCAGTAGGATATTCTTTTATAATTAATTGACCTGTTGTTTTGTTTTGTAGTTTTGATAACTTATTATCATACAATTGTTTCGGCATTGTATGTAAATCATCTATTGTTACATCAAATAAGTTAGCGTCTATTCTTTCAGCAATACGTTCTTCAGCCATTTCTAAAGTTATATACAACACATTTAAACCTTGTGTCAAAAATGCTGAGGCAGCATGACACATAAACAAAGATTTACCGACACCTGTACCTGCGAGAGCAACATTTAAAGTTTTACTAGGCACACCGCCTTTTGTAATCTTGTTGAAGAAAGATAAATCAAACTTATATCTTTTTTCTTTTGTATGATACCATGTAAATCTATCTTCAGCATCGCCAAGATAATCATGCCCAATATGATTGTCAAAACTAACGGCTAATGCTTCAGATAAAATATGAGGTATTGCCTCTGGTGTTCTTTTCTTATCTTTATTATCTAATATCTTTATGCCATCTAATACAGCATTATGTACGGCACGGTCTTTACAAAACTTTTCTGTTGTATCTAACAACCACTGTTGTTCAACTTCTTCATGTGTTAAATTAGATAATACTTCTTTTACAGACTTTAATTGCTCTTCGTTAATATCTTTTCTTTGATTTAGTTCTATTGAGATTGCTTCTTTTGTAGGTAGATTTTTATAATCAGTAACAAACTTATTGATTTGTTCAAATAAAAACTGTTCTTCTTTTTTATTAAAATAATGAGATTTAATAAAAGGTAATGCTTTACGAGTAAAGTCTTCATTGAAGACTAAATTTCTCAATATAGTTATTTCTATTCTTTCGTTATTATTCAAAGACAATGGTGCCATCTTGTAATTGTTTCTCTACTAGTTCGATTAATATATCGCCAATATACACTTTAAATTCTTCGGTGTCAATGCTGGCTTTGTTAGGATTTGCTAGAATATCAAATGTAAATTTTAAAGGTATTTGACCTTCAGCGTTCTCTGTTTGAGAAAATTTGACGTGATTATATTTGTATATAACGTTTTTAAATTTACCTTCAGTTAGTTTTATACAACTAAAGTCGTCTCCTTGTCTCTGAGCAAAAACGTATTTACTATTCTTCGTCTTGTCCGTAGGTGAATTTTCTTTTGGCATATTCATCAATCTTGTCTAATACTTCTTTTGTAAAATATTTTTCTGGATCGTCATTGATGTTTTTACCAAATACTTTAGAACCATCAGGCATTTCATATCTTGTAGATACTTTCTTAAATACACCTGCTTGTTCGCCAAGTTCTAACAAACCGTAATACTTGTCTAATCCTTGTTTGTAAGTTAGTTTGACATCAATTTGTGCGTTCTCTTTTGTTAACCTTGATTTATAATTTTTACAATGAATAATATTACCAACTACCTCTGTGCCTTCTTTTTCTTTTCTTTTGCCTAGATAGATGATTGATGAAGCGGCATATTTCAAACCTGAACCACCGCCCATTTCTTTTTGTGGAAACATAGAACCTATCACGTCATAAGTGTGGTTCGTCATAATCATAGGTATATTTGCTTTACCTAATTTAAGTGTTAAAACTCTAAACGTAGATTTGACTATTTGTGATCTAGTCATATCTCTTGTTTCTTTACCAGCAGCTGTGTCTTCCATTTCTTTTGTAGTAGACAACATACCTAAACTGTCTAATACAAACATTAAAGGTTTTCTTTTATCTTCTGGTTGTTCTAAATATTTGTCAATAATTTTAATTGATTGACTTCTAAATTCTTGTACTGTAGCAACAGGCACAATAACCATTCTACCTGAATCAACACCTCTACTCTCAATCATTTCTTTTGAGATAGCACTTTCTGACTCAAAGTAAATTACACCTGCGTCTTTATCTGTATCTAAAAAATGTTTACAAATACCTAAGGCAAAAAATGTTTTACCTGTAGCAGCCTCACCTGCGATTGCTGTAATTTTGTTTCCAGGCATACCACCGTAGATACTACCTGATAATAAAGCATTAAATGAATAAGAGCCTGTGTCTATAAAACTTGTTACGTCTGCTGAATCAACACCGTCTGCTACGATTGTAGCGTATTCATTGCCTGTTTCTTTTATTATATCTTTTAAAAAATTGCTCATATCAAACTCCTATAATTTAATCTCATTAATATAACATATCTCATCTATTTAGTCAAGGTTAGTCTTAAATTTTAGATTACCTGACACTGTAATTCGTTCTTCATCACTAGTATAGAAAGGGTAAACAGCGTGATATTGACTAGCAGAGAACATAAGCATTTTACCTTCAAAACTTTTATCAACTGGTATCGAATCAAACATAGGTTCACCTAATAAATCTGTATTTAAAAAACAAAGTTTAGATGTAGAATTTACATTAAAATCACCTTGTTTATTCATTTCTGGAAATACTTTTAATTCTTCTTCTAAATCGTATGGTATTTTTACAAATATTATAAATGATATAAAACCTGTATGTTTATGAAAAGGATTAAACTCATGTTTCTTTTGATAATTAATCCATAATTTATCTAAAACAACTTCGCTTAATTCTGTATTATGTTTTGCTCTAGCAATCACAATATCATTCATTTTAGAAAAGTTTAATGATTGACTTGTAATCCATGTTGACACTTCACCAGGTACATTTTTAAAACCATATTCTTTTTTAATATGACCTGCTAATTGTGTTTGAAAAGGTATTTTGTTAGATTCATCTTCTTCTTTTAAGAAGTTCATCACATATTCTGGTACTTCGCTATAACCTAAAGTTCGGGTGCCAAAGTATTCAATACTTTTTTCCCAATTCGTTTGTTCTTTCATAATCTTTTTTTGCTCTTAATATAACTTTTCTTGCTGTTGGCGATAGTTGTTTAACATCTAATTTGCCGTCTTCATACCACAACTGATATTTAGGATCTTTTGGTATCCAGTCTTCAGGTGGTTCTTCATACTCAGCAGGATCAATTTTATTCCATAGTTTATTTTTAATCTCATCTACACTAACCATACCGAAATCACCATACACTCTGCCATCAAATCTTTCTGACATCATGTTTATTTGTTCTCTATTGTATTCTACCTTTCGTTGGTAGTCCCAATATTCTTTTTTAGAATTGTAATCTTTTGGTTGTATAGTCATCATAACTATTTATTCAAAAAACTGGTCTAATGTAGCAACTCTGCTGTTTCTAAAAAAGTCTAACTTATCTTTAGGACCAAAACACCAAACATTTTCTATGAAAGTAGATGATTCAAATTTTTTCTTTTCTTCTTCACTTTCAAATAGTTTGTCTGACTTAGGTCTTTGTCTAATCTTCATACCTATTTGACCTAAAAATTTATCTTTAAATCTATCAACTAACTCATCACCACTTCTATATCTTTTACCTTTAACCATTGGGTCCATAATGTTTACAAAATTATATGTCGCATATTTGTCAACTATCTCAGCAGTTTTTAAATAAAAGTTATCACGCCACTTTTCATATGTATCATACTTAGACCAACTTTGATTTTCTTCTTCATCATAACCTGCGTTATATTTTTCAGTAGAGAAATAAGGAGGACTAGTAAATGCCACATCAAATTTACCTGTACACAAAGGATCACCACGAGTAACATTTTTTAAACTTAGTTGTATTTCATTTAAATCCTCAGAACCCATTTTAAATATACTAACATGTTTATTACCTAATATATTAAAGTAGTGTTCGTGTTCATATATTTCAGGATCATTACAACCATTTAACTTCTCATAGTATAAACACTGTTCTTTATATCTCTCAAACGTATTAGGATTAGGATCACAACCTACATAAAAGAAAGCGTTAGAAGCATAAAACCCAGCAAGTCTATCGCCCCAACCACAACTAGTATCTAATACATATCTTGCGTTAGTCATATCATAGATAGTTTTTGCTACAACAGGTTTAAATTGTGTAGCAATATATGTACCTAATCTAATAACTTCGATATAACTTTCAGGTGATAAATCTTTTCTACTGTTTACACCACGCCATAATCCACCTAGTGTTGACCATATCTCTTTTGCTGTGCCTTTTTCCCATGTTTCTTTAGGTGATTTAAATTGCCATGTGCCACAATCTAATCTTAAATCTTGGTGAAAGGCATTTGATATATCGTTAAACTGAGAAGACGCCTCGATCAAACCTAAACCATATTTGCTATATGGGTATTTGTAATCATCATATTTTTCAAATACATTATTTTGATTTTGTTCTTCAGGTGTACAAATCTTTGATGTATCAAAGTTAATTAAGTCATAAAATACTTCTCTAACTTTTTCTTTTGTTATAGTTCTTAGAGGAAATTTAGGTTTTTCAGTGGCAATATATTCTGATAAAGTCTCTCTAAAAACTTCTTTTGTATAAGTGTCCGTAAGTCTCTTAAATTGAATAGAATCACATACAGGTAATCCATTCTCGTCTTTAAAATTTATTAATTCAGTGTATAAATTATCGTTCTTCATTGTTCCACAATAGTAACATTAAGATTACAGGTAAATAACATAATATAACACATAATATTGCTAAAGTCAAGGTCAAACTTCGTTACCCCAATAATCCCAATTGTCATAAGGTTTTTGTCTAGCAAATAGTTCTATGTAAGGACCATCTACTAATTTTTCTATTTGTTTATGTAGTAAAGGTTTTTGTGAGTGTCTTTGTCTTTCTGATACTACTAACTGAGGTATATTCTTAGCAAGTCTTTTAGGTTTACCTTTTGTAGCAAGTAAACACATTTCAGGATTGGCTCTAGTCCAGTATCCTAAACCAGTAAAATAACCTGGTCTTGTTCTATTAGTTTTTGCCCAGGTAAATCCTACAGTCTTGTAAGTGAA